ATGGACATTGATTAACGCTTGACTGACGCGCTGCCCTTCTTCTCGAAGGAATAGAGGCTATGGCAGCTCCTACCAATACAGCGACAACCGTATCGCAAGCGGGCAACCGCGAAGACCTTACTGACATCCTTGAGCGCGTTGCGCCCGAGGAAACCCCGTTTACCTCCAATATTGGTGCGGGTGGGAAGGCAAAGGCCGTTTATCACGAATGGCAAACAGAAGCCCTGGCAACGCCATCTGCGGCCAATCAGACGCTAGAAGGCGACGACACAACGGCTTATACTGAGAACGTAACGTCTCGCGTTGGTAACCATACGGAAATCAACAAGAAGGCTTTCGTTATCTCTGGCACGCAAGAGGTCGTTGATAAAGCAGGCCGCAAGTCAGAAATCGCGCGTCATCGCACCCTTTTGGGCATCGAGGTGAAGCGTGATTTTGAGATGTCCTGTTTGTCAGAGAATGCTTCACGCGCACAGTCTGGCGCTACGCCGCGCCGTGTGGGTGGCATTCGCTCCTGGCTTGAGACTAACACTGACCGTGGTGTTGGCGGTGCAGATGGCGGGTTTTCTGGCACGACCACAAGCGCGCCGACGACCGGCACTAACCGCGCATTCACTGAAGCGCTGCTGAAAACTGTGATGCAGTCGATCTTCAATGAAAGCGGCTCATCAAAGCAGCGTCAGATGTATATGTCAGCGGCGCATAAGCAGACGTTCTCAGCGTTTACGGGTATTTCTGAAATCCGTTCGGACGTTGGCGGACGCAAGCAGGCGACCGTCTATGGTGCGGCTGATGTGTATATTTCAGACTTTGGCGCGCTTGTGGCCATTCCGGTTGCATATGGTCTGTCTGAAGATGTGCTGATCATTGATCCTGAATATCTGGGCGTTTCGACCCTTCGCGCAATGAAGGAAGAGAAACTGTCTAAGACAGGCGATAATGAAAAAAGACATATTCTCTGCGAAAAAACCCTCGAGGTTCGCAACGAGAAAGCGTTAGGCGTAATTGCTGATCTTTCGTAGCAAATAGGTTGCTGATATAAGCGTTATGTAGTAGATTCCTGCTTCAAAACAGGGGTCTACGATGCGCAAATGTTCAGTTCTTGGCTGCGATAAGCCGCACCACTCAAAAGGATATTGCAGAAAGCACTATCAAAGGGTGAGCAAATACGGATCGCCGGAAGGTGGCCCAACAACTCACGCTCCGCCAGAGACTAGATTTTGGCGGGGCGTCATTAAAGGCGGTCCAGATGACTGCTGGATTTTTACACGAGGCCCAAAGAGTTGGCGCTACGGACGCTTCGCGATTAGCGAAAACGGCGAAACAATTCAGGTTAGCGCGCATCGATACTCTTACGAGATCCACAAAGGGGCTATTCCTGACGGATTGGTAGTTATGCATTCCTGCGACACTCCGCGTTGCGTGAATCCTGCCCACCTCAGTGTTGGAACGCATAAGGACAACACTGCGGATATGATTGCCAAAGGGCGCAGAGCTGTCGCGGTCCCGAAAGGTGAGCGTCACTTCAAGTCAAAGCTGAATGAGGATTTGGTTAGAGAGATCCGCGCCTCTGATGAGCCAAACACCGTCTGGGCAAAGCGCCTCGGGCTCGGCGTTACCACTATTCGTGAGGCTCGAACCGGAAAGAAGTGGAAGCACGTAAAATGAGGTTAATATGTCTGACGAATTGAAAGCAGAGCTAGTTGCTAAAGCAAAAGCTGCGGGTGTTTGGAACGCTCAAATGTCATGGAGCGTTGAAACGCTTGAGCGCAAGATTGGCGAAGCCGCGTTACGCGACCAGGAGTTACCGCCCGAAGAGCCGGAAGCGGCGCTAGAGGGCGATGAAGAGGCTTTTGAAGAGGCGCAGCCTGAAGAGGTCGCCCCAGAATCGACAGACGAGCCAGCTGAAGAGGCTTTAGAGCCTGAGCCAGCTGAAGAGGCTTTAGAGCCTGAGCCAGCCCCTGAGCCCATAGAGCAGCCATCAGGCACAGTGCGTTGCCGTGTGACGAAAAAGGGCGCGGGCAAGATTTTCACAGGCAAGGCCGACCCCAAGCACTTTGCGTGGGAGGAGATCATTTTCATCCCGCTGGCGGCAGCCCGTCAGCTTGAGGACCGCGCATTTTTGGAGATTTTAGATGAGCCGCTCGACTAAAGACTTTGACTATTCATTTCGCACCAGTGTTGGCACGACATGGCACATGCGGGACAATGAAGACGGCACGCACACGGCTGTCATGGAACAGGACTGCGACGCGATTCTTGATCACAACGCCGCGTTGCGTGGCCACAATGATGGCTGGTCTTCAGACAAGAGTTTTTGCCGGGTTGGATCCATCCCGCTGGTTCAGTTGCAGGACTGGAAAAATATGGGCGTCGATTGGCGCGACCCAGACGGCGCTCAATGGGTGGTCAGGCAGCTTATGAGCAATGAGTTCTACAAGCTCCGAACCGGAAACATTAAAGTCTGATGCCCTTTTCAACATACACCGAGTTGCAGGCGAGCGTTGCCGATTGGCTGAACCGCACGGACCTGAGCACTCAGATTATCGATTTCATCGCTTTGGCAGAGGCAGACATGAACCTTGCCCTGGTTGAGAATAAGATGGAAACCACGGCAACGGTTTCGATTACGAGCGGGCTAGGCACACTGCCAACTGACTGCTTAGACATTCTCACGGTTGAGATGCCCAACGGCGATGTGCTGATTCCCGAAACTGACAGAGAAGCCGACAAATATGAGAATGCTGGTACATCAGAGGCTGTTACGGTTTCGGGCTCTTCTTTGCGGATTACCCCGCCCGGTGACGCTTCGTTTGATGTGACCTTGCGCTACCGGCAGAAAGTGCCTGCCTTGAGCAGCGAAAATGTGAGCAATTGGGTGCTGGCGAGTCATCCGAATGCCTACCTGTTTGGAGCGCTTGGCCACGCTGAAAGTTTTCTTGTGAACATGGAAAAGGCTGACGAGTATCGCGGCGCATTTGGTCAAGCGGTGGCTGGCATTATTGGCCGAGACTTGCAGCGCATGGTTCACAGCGTTGAAATGACCAGCGTGAACGGGGTGGGCATCGGGTGATACGGATTAGCCCGCAAGCCCCTCACTGGGCGCAAGCATTGGTCAGCGACTTGAACAGAGAGTTGAACCGGGTTTCGCCTGTTGCGCTGCCCCGGTTTGCGACTGCGGACATGCCGAGCGCTGCCGCTTATGAGGCGCACGCGCTTTGGAATACAACAATCGACCGGGTTTGTGTGTCTGACGGCACCAATTGGCTTCGGCAAGATACGGGAGCAACTGTCTAATGCCTTCAAGTCCTAGCCCGTTATTGGGTGTTGAGCTTCAAGCCCTTGGCGAGAACCTGAACACGTGGGGCGACACCAAGTTAAATGACGTCATCAAGCGGCTTGAAGAGGCCATTTCTGGCGCTGTATCAATAGCGGTTGAGGCGGATGTGGTTCTAACCAGCACAGACTATGTGCAGAACCAGGCGCGCTATGCGATGCTGATTTTCACTGGCACGGGCGGTTTTGACATTACCTGCCCCGCCACCGCCAAGTCATATTTGGTGAAGAATAGCTGCGGTGCGGCTGTCACGTTCACGCACGGCTCTGGTGATGAAATTTCTGTTGCCGCTGGTGCGGTCAAGTGGGTTGCAACAGACGGCAGCAATTTCTTCACGGCTGAAGAAGTCGATTATCTGCCTTTAGCGGGCGGCACCCTGACTGGCGCGCTAACGCTTTCAGGAGCGCCTACGGTTGCCCTGCACGCGGCAACGAAGGCTTACGCTGACACTATGTTGCCTTTGGCGGGTGGCACGCTCACGGGTATTGCTGCTTATGATGACGATAAGTCAGGCAGTTACACAGACCGGTCTCTGGTCGATAAGGCTTACGTGAACAGCGTTGCGCTTGGATCTGTCAGCGTTTCGTTTGCATGGGCGGATGTGACAGGCAAGCCCACGACGATTGCAGGTTATGGCATAACGGACGCCTACACGAAGACAGAAACGGATGCGGCCTACCAGCCGCTTAATTCTGGCCTAACGGCGATTGCTGCGCTAAGCGACACTGCGCTAGGCCGCAATCAGCTAACGGCCAGTGTTTCGCTTATGAGTGGCGATGTGAGCCCCGGAGCCAGCGGCACAATCTATATGCCGGATAGTGGCGCGGCGGCGCGCACTGTGACGCTTCCTGCAAGCCCTTCTGATGGTGATTGGATGGCAGTGAGCGACACAGAAGACAGCAATTGCGGAGTTAACAATTTCACTTTTTCGCGCAACGGCAAGACCATCCAGGGGCAAGCCTCTGATTTGGTTCTCGATGTAAATAATGGCTGGGCAAAAATCGTGTTTGACGGCTCTTCGGATGATTGGAAATTGGTGGAGTTTAACGCATGACAAATATCAGTGATTTAGTCTCTGGCGGAGGCATGTCGATTACCGACTCGCAAGAGTTTACCTCCAGCGGAACATGGACAAAGCCAGCGGGTGCAAAAATGGTTCGCGTTGTCTGCGTGGGTGGCGGTGCGGGTGGATCTTCTGGATCGCCACAAATTTCACCCTATGCGGGCGGCGGCGGTGGCGGCGGTGGCGAAGTCAATATGGCTTGGCTGTCTGCGGAGGCATTGAGCGCAAGTGAGTCGGTTACGGTGGGTGCAGGCGGTGCGGGCGGTGCGGGCTCCACAACGCAATTCAACAACGGCGTGGCGGGTGGTGACAGCTCTTTTGGTAATTTTGTTTCGGCAAGTGGTGGTGGCGCTCCATCACAAAACACAGGCGGCGCCGGCATTGGTGCTTTGACCGATATTTTAGGCACGGAAGTCGGCCAAGTATTCACAACCACGTCAAGCACAGGTGATGGCGGCGGTGGAGGGAGTGCTGGCTCAAATGGGGTTATCGGTGTTAGCGCGGCGGGTGGCGCGGGTGGAGAATCTGTCACTGGAACGCAGTTTGCGGGCGGCGACGTTCAAACATCCCGAAAAACGGCAGACGTTATTTCTGGGGGCACTGGAGGCAACGGCGCAGCGGGGTCAAACGGCACAGCCGGGGCTGTTGCTGCCGGTATTGGCGGCTCTGGTGGCGGCTCTGGTGGGTATCGAAATTCTGCGGGGCAAGCCGCCTATGACGGTGGCGCTGGTGGCTATCCTGGCGGCGGTGGCGGCGGTGGCGGACGCAATCAGCAGGCGTCAACCGCAGGCGGTGCAGGTGGTGCTGGTGGTGGCGGTAGTGTTTTTGTTGAGACGTGGGGTTAATGATGCCGGATAAATACGCACTCCTGAAAGATGGCGCTTTCGTCAACGTGGCGCTTGCCGAGGCGGATTGGGTGCCGCCTAATGGCCTGACGAAAGAAATTTTTGACCCTGCAATCCATGTAAAGGCACAGCCCCCGGCAGCAACAGAGCGCTGGGTGACAGCCTATCGCTTCCTTTTCCAGCTTCACACCACAACGCAGCAAGTCGCGCTTGATGTGGCGCACACTGAAGCAATGGGCCTTTCGGTCGCAGAGATGTCCAGCACAGATGACACTCTAATGAGCACAAACGGTTTCCCCGTTGCAGCCTTGCGAGTGCTTCGGATTGCATATGAAATGATGGACAAGCTCCCGGATCGGGTTGATCTTCTATCGGCGGATATGGCCTATTTCTTCGGCGCTGCGAAGGCTTGCGGGGCTTACGGCCTTGATAGCGCTGCGGCTGATCTGGAAATCGCGCGGATTCAGAGTGACACGCTCCCCGCCGCCTAATTATAGGGATGGCTGCACGCTTGGCCCGCAAAGGCTTGGCAATGTCTCTCATGAAGACATCTGCAACCGGCACGATGAAGACTGGTGGAACAAGCGCCGCCCCTTAGACAAGCTCTGGGCTGATCTGAAGTGGGCCGGGCGTTTGGTCTGGCGTCACCGGGCGAATTTCCCCTGGCAGATTCATGCGGTCCTGCTGGCCGTTCTGGGGCTCTTATTCATGCTTACAGTTGGTTGGTTCTACTGGGCCGGGATTCTGGGGCCTT